AAGTACCTTATGGAAACGTAAAGCAGTTGGGGATTTCGGACTTTATTCACAAAGACCTCGTAAACTTCTCACTGGCCGATTTGAAGCGTTCGATCGCCCACGTGGCTGATGGTCTCAAACCGTCACAAAGGAAGGTCATGTATTCGTGTTTCCAAAAGAATCTGACCGCCGAGATGAAAGTGGCGCAATTGGCTGCCTTTGTAGCTGAAAAGTCTGCTTATCATCACGGTGAAGTAAGTTTGGCCGACACCATCGTCAAACTAGCCAACGACTATATGGGTTCAAACAATATCAATCTTCTCGAACCATGTGGTCAGTTTGGGACCCGATTGATGGGCGGCAAGGATGCATCTCAAACGAGATATATCTTTACCAGGCTCTCGAAGGAGACTCGGACTCTCTTCGATCAAAAGGATGACGCTGTACTTACCTATCTTGACGATGATGGACGATCAATTGAGCCCGAGCATTACATACCTGTTCTACCCATGGTACTCGTGAATGGGACTGAAGGAATCGGAACGGGGTTTTCGTGCTACGTACCACCCTTCAATCCAGGAGATATCAAGGCAAATATTCTCAACTTTACAAAGGGTATAGATATGAAAAAAATGAAACCATGGTTTCGAGGGTTTAAGGGGTCTATCTTAGAACAGGATGATGATTCATGGATCGCACAAGGTGTTTGGGTTTGTATCGGAAAGACGATCAAAGTCACCGAACTTCCACCGGGTCGATGGACACAAGATTACAAAGAACATCTCGATACCCTGGTTGAAAAGAAAATCATCAGCGGTTTCACGAACAACAGTACAACTGAGAATGTTGACTTTATAATTCAGGATTACAATGGTAAAGACGCTGTGAAGGATCTTAAACTGCAAAAGACTATCAGATGCTCAAATATGCATCTTTTTCATCCGACGAAAGGTATATGTAAATACGACAGCGCAGAGAAGATACTCACTGACTTCATCGGCCTTCGTATGGATTACTATGTGAAGAGAAAGAATAGGCTCATCGAAGTTACGAAAAGAAAGGCTGAACTGTGCGCCAGGCGTGCACGGTTCGTTAAGATGGTGATAGAGGGCGACATAGTGATATTCAAACGTAAGAAGCATGATCTAGAGATTCAACTGTCTACATTGTTTCCTAAGGTTGATGACTCGTACGACTACCTCTTACATACGAAGACAGTTGATTATACAGAGGAAAGGGTAAAGGCTCTGTTCGACGAATGGAAAACTCTCAACGAAGAACTTAATTCACTCAAAGCTATTGGATATATTGACATGTGGAAAACTGACCTTAAAAAATTGTGAGCAATAGATAAGTATGGACCTCCAAGGTCCCGATACCGGTTCTGTTTTGGCTCTTAACGCGATAGGTAAACAGGACACGTTCCTATTACACGATAGCCCAACACATTCCTTCTTTAAATATGAACCTACACAACATTCAAACTTTACGAAATATCATAAAAGTGTCACCGTCTCTAAACCTTCTAACGCGTCGACCACATGGCCATTCGGCGAATCTGTAAAAGTTACATTAAATCCACAGAACATGGGTGACCTCCTTAGTAATATGTATGTTCATCTCGAATTTCCCAAAGTTGAATCAAATGCCAATATCGCTGACCAGATAGGCCGTCATGTGATAGAAACAGTGACAATGCGCGTGGACGAGTTAGAACTCGAAAAGTATCATGATGACTGGGGTATGATATACGATGAATTGTATTTAGATGCATCTGAAAAGAGGACAAAACGATACACTCTCAATCGTAATCAATCAGAAGGTACTTCGTCTGCAAACGATGCTACTTTATCTAGATACCCGTCGCAGCTGATGATACCTATACCTCTTTTCTTTTCACGTAAGTATGAGGGGGATGAGTACGCTTCTAATTTACCTAACCGACCATATTTTCCTACGTGTGCCATTCATAAACAAAAACTAGAATTTGAAATAAAGTTTAGACCGAGTACGTTCTTCACGAATAATCCAAGTTTCTCACCTCTCACGTTAGATAAGTTCAGTCTGATAACAGAAGAAATTACCGTATCGGCACAAGAAAAGTCATATGACCACGAAGCAACAGGTCCTAATTACCGATGTAGTGAATAAACATCCAACATTAGAAACGGAGATAGGTGAAAATAATGTTAAATTACAACTTGTTCCCAGTATACCGGTGAAAGCTATGTTTTGGTTTTTACGACGCAAAGATTTCGAGGATGAGAGTGAACACGGTAGTCCTTCGAATCTAGGTACGGGTGATACAGACGTTCTCGAGCGAAAGTTTGAAAATAGATATAACTTCTCGACATCAAATACGTATGGACTTAGTTCGGAGTTTTTTAATCCTGTGCAACAGACGGCTAAAATATTCATTAACGGTCAGGATTTACCAAATGTAAATAATCCCGATCACGTTTTCTATAAGTACGTCGTACCGTATAATAGTAGATTATCTAAGCCTGATAGAAATATTTACACGTATGCATTCGCGATGAATCCGATTAATGTGGAACCATCGGGAAGCCTGGACTTCAGTAAATTAAATTCGGATCGAACTATTCTTGATATTTCACTCACCCCCAATTTGACAAACGTCTACACTCTCAACATGTATTATGTTGGATATCAGACCTTTCTCTTCGATAGAGGATTCATGTCTGGTGTAGGTATGTCTGCAGATAGATACATACCCGAAATGCCCGAATCTCTTATTCCTAGATCTCCTAAAATTCCTCCCGGGTATGGTAGGCCTAAGCCGTCTGGAGTCGAAGGGTATTCCCTTTCATAAATAATGTATCGTGATGATTACGAATGTAATCCACGATATTATTCCTAATACACCATCGGATGAAATTCAGCTGTGCAACGGTCGTATGAATTTCCTCAGATGTATCCGGTAGTTTATAGGTTATCTTCTCCGTTCTACAGAATGGGTCGAATAGTTTTTTTGAATATCCGTCTAGACTCGACTTGTACGCGCAATGAACACTAAAAATTTTTCCGTCGTTCGTTTCATATGATAGGTTATTCTTTTTAGAATAATTAGTAATAAACCATTCCAGGTTTCGTAGAGATATACCTCCACTTTTTGTTAATAGTTCAACGAGCGTAGCTTTATTCTCGGGTTTTGCATAGAATGCGTTAATAGAATTTAGTAGAATATCTGATTTGTTCATTATTAATATAATGGAGGTAAATCTCTAAGCTCGTCTTCGGGTGGGGGGCTAGTCGATATAGGCGTTCCTGGAAATCCCGCACTTCCTGCACCCGTGAGCACGCATGTTCCCATATCACCTATATCAATTCCGGGTGGAACTGTGTCGGTATTAATTGCACCAAAACTAATCACCCTGGATTCTGGTGGCTTAGACTTGTAACACGTTTTACAATATCCATCTAAACCGGTCATAGACTTGTTTCCACAGGGTCGACCATTCTTTCTCTTTCCGATGCATTTGTCGTCACCAAACACACGTGCAATTATTCTACGAACACGAACATCCTCACGTTGCAGACTTTTGAACTCTACACATAGTTGATTAGAAGCTTCGAGTATATTAGCCCTCATTTGTTCTTTATGCTTTTCTTCTATCTCTTTTACAGCCTTTTCTATATCTTTTAATCCCACCTGCTGAGAATTGATAAACCCGAGAATTACTTCGGTCATACTCTATCATTGACTCTCCTTTTTAAATATATCACTGATCAAGGTAGGTTGCTTCGGATCAGCTTTTTTGCGAGGTTTTTTAGGTGGTTTTGCACGCATTAGTAGTTCTCCGAAAATATCATCCTTGACATTTTCAAACAGGGGGTCGAGTAAATCGCATACAGGGTTTAAAAACTTGTTCAAAAAATAATACGGATAGTCGACCGGGAGCTTGTGGTCTCTGGCGTATACAGGATCTTCAGATTTCTCGAATGCACGAGCCTTTGGGTCACCGGTGTTGATAAGAATATATGGTACTCTATCTCCGGATTGTGGCTCGGATCCCGGTTGGCGGTCTCTCATTTTTCGAACCACTTGTACATGCGCTTGACTGATATTTGCAACCTCGTCACTGGTGATAGATACACTTTCTCCTTTCACTTTATATGAATCAGATAGAGACTGACTTAGTATGAGTTTCTCATTCGGAACATCTCCCTCGAGTAACTCGACCGCTCTTTTTCGAGCAAGAGCCTTGGGTGCGTCTGTACCGTTACTGTCGAGAACTACATCTAGCAACTCTTTACACACTTCTCTCATATAAGGAGTATTATCACGGCGAACAAGTTGCAACCCTTTTACATCTATATAATCCATGTTCATTTCTCCGTCTTTACCCTTCGTCCAGAGTTTCGCGGCATATCTCTTCTTACTGTAAAGGAAATATGGACAGTACACTTTCTCAAGTTCCAAATTATTAGGAGCCTTAAATAACTTCGTACACTCAGCGGCAGCGCGTTCACCAAGTTCCCAACTATATTCAATAGCATCTTTGCCTGTTCGCCCTTGTACGTCAAATTCGACCATGACCGAATCCGTATCTCCGTAGCGCACACGAGAACCCGGATAATGTTTTTCAACGTATGCCTTTGTTTCGTCAATCATACCTCGACCTTTCATCGTAGTCGTCGACGCAATAGCCACGCAGGGTAGAATACCCCTCGAGGCTCCGGTAAATCCATAGACACTGTTCATACTGATTTTGTACGCCAACTGCTTACCATTATACATTTGTTTCATTGCACCGGTAGCCTTGGCCATATCCTTTTTCGCTTGTTTTCTAAACGCCTTGAGTTCTACCAAAATACTTGGTAAAATACTTGGAACGTTTTGTGCGAACGTGTGATCTCCGAACGTTTCATATTCAACTCCGGGTAAATTTTTGTATTTAGCGTCCATGACGAGTGTTGAGTAACAGAGATTATGCGCCATCATGATACTTGGATATAGACCTTCAAAATCCAGGGCTGTGATAGGTGTGTAATATGCACCAGACTGTGCTTCTAGTAC